CGAGGGACAGTGCTCTCGGGCTTCCAGGGCTTCATATGAAGCAAGGAAGAACGAGTTAGGCGTCCAGCATCGAGGCATTTGTCAAAATGCTTACGATACTGCGGCATGGTCTCTAGAACGAACCAGAGACCATGATGTTCGATAGCGGAGCTTAAACGCTTGAAGTCACGCTTAAACTCATGGGTAAGAACTGGGTTCTCTTCTGCGATCTCGACTAACATCGCAGAGTAGATACCTAGAACGTACTCGACATAGCCGCAAGGAACAGACATGAAACTTCTCCATGTTTAGTTCGCTAAGGCTTAGTCGATCTTACCGAGCTCGGCGCCAACAGAGTTGGAGGGGAACTACCCTGCAGCCCGATCAGGAATCTTACGATTCCCAGCCGAGAAGTTTGCCAGCGATCCCGCCGGCCTTGACCATGTAGAAGGACATGGCTTCGGAGACATCAATGATGTCCGAGGCGGTCCCGTTCGGATCATTTCTGATCGTGAACGAGATTTCCGACTGCGAGGAAGCCGTCGTAGCCGTGGGTTTCAGGAACCGAGTGATCGTCACAGTATGACGATCAAAGGCCTGAGATCCGGCTTTCACGGAATCGTGGCTATACCGCACTTTCGCGCGGTATGTCACGGTCGTATCGTCGAGAAAATATTCCGACGAATAGCCATCCTGATTGATGAGAGGAAGCACCTTAGCGGTGCCACCAGACCCATCCAGGGTAACGGTAAAGGTCGAACCAAGCATGAGTATGTTCTTTCCTGTTGAAGACTGTGATCAGCGCATCGTGCGCTGAACAAACAGCGACGACAGGATGGACAGCCGAAACGTGTCCAAGAAGGGCACGTTGAAGCCTGGTGTAACCGTCGATGAGACTAGTCTAGTCTTATCGGCGCGATAGGGAGATCCCGTAAGATTGGCATTACCTTTGTAAGTGCCAAGAATACGGACACCCTTAGGTGTGTAAGTTCTTTCACAGGATTTCATCAGACAAGTCTGAGAATGCTGTGCAGGGACGGTATTGGAGTGCGCAAGAGCGTAACTTCCAATATTCGTGAAATAGCCTATCAACCAGGTCCATGGGATAACATCCCATAAGCCCTTAGCCATACCTTCAACAGTAAGGCCAAGGACGATCCTGCGAGCTAGTCTAATTCT